TGTCAAGTTAGTTTGTGGGTTAACATTGTTGTTGACAGAAGCTGTTTTTATCGTTTCAGCAGACACTGGAGCCGTGTCGCTTGGTACGTTAGGCGTGACTATTGAAGATAGATTTATGCCTTCTAAAATTTTAGGTGTTTCTATTTGAACTGGTTCTTCAATAACTTCTTCAGTTTTGTCTTCTATAATTTCAACTTCGTTGATTCTTGGATCTTTCCCTGTTGCAAACCATATATCTAATTCTGGTTCACTTAGACCTAAAGGAACACCATCCCATTTTTTATAAATTCTTACTAAAGAATCTGGTTGATATATATCATTGAAATTTAAATTAGGGTTTGATTTTTTTAATTTTTCAAAGGCTGCAGGGAATAAAGAAGAATCTTGTTTGTAGTCAGGTAAATTAGCAGGAAAAAATCTATCGGCAAATATATAATTTAATGCTTTTTTACTAAATATAGATTTAGATGCGTTAAATAATTTTACTGCTTGTTCACTATCTTTTAATTTTAAACCATCTCTATTAAATTTTACAAAATCAGATATTCTAGACATTTCTAAATATCTATTGTTTTGAAGTTGGTCAAATGCGTTAATTAAATTATTTGGATTTAATAAAATATCATTGGGGTCTCCAATTGTTTGATAGAATTTTCTTCTAGAGTCAACAACTTTACCAGCTAAATCTTTAGCTACAAATGGAAATTTCAATAAAGGTTTTTCTTTTGTTGGTCCAAGACCCAATAACATTTTCATGGATTCAAATTTTGTATCTACTTTAGAATAAGCTCTATCTAATTTACCGTCTATCCCTGCCATTACTTTTCCCATATTATTAATTGTAGCTGGGGTAACAGCTTGTAATACATGTGACACACTCTTAGCTAACACCATCCCCATGTTATCATAACGAGGGTTATAAATCATGCTACCTGTTTGCGTAACTCCACCTCTTGCACCAGGAACACCCCAATCCTTAGGCCAGATGTCTAACATTTTTTCTAAAAAAATAGGTTCTGGTAAAAAAGAACCCAATAAAATTCCAAAACCTCCGTTTTTCTCTTCTTGAAAATCATAGAAAAATGCTTTAAAAAATCTTTTTCCCATTTCTTCATCTGAATCAAGAGGATTAAATAAACCATTAAATATAGCCTCTACTCCTCCTGTTACTGCTTCATAAGGTTGTTCAACAGTCCAATCACCCATTGTAAAACTTTTATCTTTTTCATCCATTTTACTTAATGGATATAACGTGTGTTCTTTTTGAAACCACGGTGAATAAAACCTTTGATAAGCAGTCATAAAACCTTGATCAAGTTCTGTTAGTTCTGTTGTAATAACATCCAAAGCTTTTTTAGATCCATATAATACCCCACTCATTCCTAGTAATCTCCTAGCACCCATTTGTCTTATATAAGGATTCATAGAAGTTAGTTCCCTTGAAGTAAACATAGTGGTGTTAAAAACGTTTCTTATAACTTCCGAATTAAAAGCTACGAAATTTCCTGCAGGTAATCTTCTCCAGTTTCTTACGATAGCTGGTACCATTCCATAGTTAGGATATGTATTTTTAATATACTCTCCAGCTACTTCTTTAATAGATTCACCATATGTTTTAAGTGATCCATCTAAATTTTTAGGATCCCATTTAGTTTTAAACACTTCATCGAATTGTTTTGTTATTAATTCCTGCCAAGTAAAAGGTGCTGTTCTTCCAGGTTCTACTCTAAAACCTTGTTTAACTGCATCTTTTACAGTAATACCATATTTAGGGGCATCTACTATTTGTCCTTTTATTGTTCCAAAATTTCCCCCTCTAACAGTGTTTAAAAGATTTTTAGGTATGGCTGCAGTCAATTGAGATTTTGTAAACTCATACCCGTAAGCTTTCCAAACATTATCAGAACCTTGATAAAATTCTGTAGCTTTTTTAAAGATAGGGTTCTTCATTAAATATTCAAATAGTTTATCCGTTGAAGACCATCTACTGCCAGCTATATCGGCCATAACAGATTCTACTTCAGCAGCTACAGCTGAACTATCTGTAACATTATACTTTAAATATTCAGATAGTTTTCTTTTCATTACTTCAGGTGAAACTTTACCACTGGTGCCTAATATTTCTCCAAAAGTTAATTTCATAGCGTCTAAAACACTTGCTTGTCTACCTATATGTCCTTGTAGTAGTGCAAAAAAAGCTGCTGTTTCAAAGTTTCTTGCTTGGGTCATAGTTGATAGTACTGTTTTAGTTAATTGAGAAGTTATTTTTGCAGCTAAAAATGTTTTATAAATAGGTGTATTTAAAAAAACATCTGTTACCAAAGCGTTTGAAGTAATTCCTTCAGCAATTTCTGGTAAAGTATAATAAGATTTTTTATCTGTAGTAGTTATATTTTTACCCGCTTTATTTTTTTTTACCGTCTTTTGAGTGTATGTATAAATATCATCTAGATTAAGAAAAGAAGAACCCTTATTCGGTTTTATTTTAACTAAAGTTGCACCAGTTAATCTTGCAATTTCTTTTAAAGTTCTATCAGCTGGGTCTTTAAAAATGTAACCATATTTTAAACCCTGTTCTACTATCTTTTTATTCGCTTGAATATGTCCCAACAAAGTGGCTTGGTTAGTTATGGTATTTAATATAATAGATCTAGGATCTTCCACCTTACCCATTAATTTTTGAACTATTTCTGGAATTTTTGTTTTACTTTTTAAAATCCCCGAAGGTGCAATTACATCTCTTACAATAGCATTTAATCTTTCTTGAGCTGTTGTTCCTTCAAAAGGTTGTCCTCCTCTAGTAATAATATCAGCTACTCTTCTTTCAGCTTCTTTTGCCAAAGTTGGACTAGTGAGTTTTACATTTGCAAATCTTGAGTCCGTTCTTTTAATTTGATCTTTAAACCATTGTACAGCTTGTTTTCTAATTTCTTTATTAGGTTTAAAACTTCCTTGAAAAATTTGATAAGAGGTAGTCAAATATTTTTGTAAACCATTTATCAATTCCTCTGCAATTTTTTCATCCTCAATATAAGGATGTAGTTTCATAGTTAATTTATCTATTTGTCCCCTAATATTTTTAACATTTTCTCTAAGAATTTTGTCTACGGCATTAATATCTCCGCCCCTTAAATAATTAATAACCTGTTGCCAATACTGTTGACCACCTACATTACCACTCGTGCCAATAATTCTAGTCGTCATTCCAACATCAGCTAATTTATATATATTTTTTTCTAAATTTCTTAAATCTAAATCTACTTTTTTTCTTTCATCTCTAAGCATTCCTTCTTGTGCTTTTTTAATTCTAGCCAATTCTTTTGGTAAATACCTTCTAGCTCTAGTGGGGGCTAAAAATTTTCTATCTATTGCTCTTAATGCTCTATTTCTAAATCCTTTTAAACCCGTAAAACTTTCATTTAATATTTGCCAATCTTCCATTTTAGGTATACCTGATTTACTTCTTAAAGCATTCCACCCGTATGCAATTCCCCTTGGTATCATGGGTAATCCAATTCTTGATTTTTTAGTTTCATAAGCTATTAAAGGGGCAATAGCTTTTTGCACTACATCTCCAATTGGGTTTAAAACAATTTTAGAAGATTCAAGTATTTTTTTACCAAGAGGTACCACTGCTTTTTTAATACCTAAAGTTAGACCTCCAATTAAAGCTGTGCCTTCAGCACCAAATCTTAATTTGTTTCTAAGAGTGGCAGCGGCTTTAGCAGAACCCGTAAGATTTTTAGTGTCTTCCATGGCAGTGTTTAACATAACAGAATCAGTTATTGTTTTATCTTGATTACCATCTCTAGTAATAAATTCACCTACACCATAACCAACTGCGCCCGCTACTCCCCAGTAACCCATTTTTTGAGCTATGGACGAAACTTGTTTGATACCATCTACAACAACAGGTTTTCCTTTTTTAAGGACAGTTTTTTCTTTTCTTATTTTATTTAATATTTTTTTAGTAGTCCCAGGGGCTACTTTTCCAATTAATTTTCCTGCATATTTTAAAACTGTTTTACCTGTGGCTAATGAGATACCAAATTGAGTCAAGTCCTCAGCCAATCTTTCAAGGCCATCTCTAGAGGCTTGTGCCTCAGACCAATTATTTTCTATATAAGAAAGCATGTTAGTGTCAAAACCTGGAACTAAATCTACCATAGAGGCAACAGTCATAGTTGCAGAACGAAGACTTTTCTCCATTGCAATACCTGTCCCCTGCATAATTTTAGTTTTATAACTATATTGATATTCTTTTTTAGCTAGTTCACCAAATTTATCTGCTCTAATAGTTTGGTCATAAGCTTTATTACCTTGCACCGAAGCAATAGTATAACGTAGTCCGTCATTTTTTAATTTTGGATTGTTTCGATATTCAGCAAAAACTTTGTTGGGATATAAAAGTAAGGCAGTATTACCAGCTTTTCTAGCCTCTTCTTCACTTCCGTGTTCTTTAATAGCTTCATTGTATGCTGTAACTAATTGAGGGTTTTCTTTAAATATATCTAAATACCTTAAAGCAGTGTCGTACTGTTTATCGTTTTTAATTTCGTTTATATATAATGATTCTTCTTGACTAAGGGCTAGTGCGTTTTCTTCTAATTCTTTTTTAGCTTCTTCAGCATTTTCTAAAAAAGATTTTTCTTCTTTATCTTTTTTTTCAAGATTTTTATTAGCTTCTATAAAATCAAAATCTAAAGTCTTTAAAATATTGTCTACAGATTCAGCTTCATTAGTGGCATCATTATTTTCTAATATTGAAAGATCTATACCTTTTAAAATTTCCGACATACATACTACACCATCTCTGTATTCATTGGTAATACCAGGTTAACTTGATATTTATTATTAAATTCATAAACTGAACTTTGATCAGTAATAGCTGAAAAATCATTAAAAGCATCTTGATTGTAATACATTAAAGTAGCTATATCATCACTAATTTCAGCTGGTAATTTATTTCTAAATTCTTCGTAAGGCATATTTATTGTAGGAACTTTTTCTGCAGTGTCCGTCATAGACACATCTTCTGTAATAGTTTCATTAGGTGTAGAAATAGTTTCTGCCATATTCATACTAGCCTGCATAGGTTGTGCACCATCCATACCAGTTCCCATGTTGTATCCTACTCTACCACCAGCTGCTTTTTTTTCACCAGTAAAGATTTGAGTAGCTGTTTTCATTGCGTCTTCTATTGTCATGGTGCTACTAATTCCTTTTTTAGAATCCGCTTCAAGTAATTTAGTGGCTAAGTTAATAATTTTTTCTTTTAAAGATAAACCCGGTTGTTTTCTAGACGCAATGTCTTTTTTCTCTTGTGCTATTTTTCTTTTTGTTTGATCAATAGCGTCTTGTACAATTTCTTTATCGGCTTCAGTTGTTGCTTGTATTAATCTAGCTTCTAACTGTGCTAAAGTTCCAGCATAATAATTATCTACTTGTTTTAATTGAATTTCTATTTCAAATTTTTTAGCATTTGCTTCTGCTGTAATTTGTTCTAGTTTATTTTTTTGAGCCGTTTCTGTTTCCATGTCAGATAAAATTTTAGCTTCTTCATTTTCAAGAATAGATAACTCAGCTGCTTTTTCTAAAGAATAATCTGCATCTCTCTCACCAGTAATTCTATCTGCTTGTTTTTTACCAACCTGTCCACTTGTTAAAGCTTCGCCTCTATCATTGTAAGGATCTGCATACTCGCCAAAAGATCTAAGTACTTTCATACCATCAGATACTCTTGGTGTCGTAACAGCCATTTTTTCTGTTGCAATCTCTTCTAAAGTTTTTCCTGCGTATCCTCCAGGACCATCTACTAATCCTCTTTTAGGAGTATCTAAACCAGACGTGATGCCAGTCCCTTGAGCCGAGTAACTTCTGCCACCCATCTTGAACATTGGTCTTTTTAAAATTCTATTATACATTAACTTGCCTGAGTTTGTTGGTTCATTTGATTTCCACCAAGTGTCGTGTACATGTTAGCAAAGCCACCGATACCTGTTAGAATTGGATTTGGTGTAAATTTCTGCGAAGGTGAACCAGGCATTGCGCCAGCAACACTACCATAGATATTTGAAACATCTGTAATTCTATCAAGTGGTAATTGGTAAGCACTTTGATTTGCTTGTGCTATTGTATTTAATTTTTGTTGCTCTAACATTTGATCTTGTGCACCTAATGCATCAAACGCTGCAATGTTTTGTTGTTGTAATCCTGGTACTAATCCAGCCATACCTTGTAAGTTTCCAAGTTGCTGTTGTTGTTGAGTTAGTGCTTGGCTGTATCCTTGACCATATAATCCAGCAAGTAATGCTGCTCTGTTTCTATCAGAGTTAGATTGATATTCTGCTTGTTGTACACCTTCTCTACCACCACCATAAGCTCCAACATTGTAAGCACTGTCTGCAACAGATTGTTGACCTATTTGTGCTTGTCTATCAAAGTCAGTCATAGTTGTGTTAATAATTTCTTGTTGGTAAGGTGACATAAAATTTTGATAACCTTGACTGGGGTCTAGTAAATTTTGATTTTGAATAGAATCTAAATAAGGTTGGTAAGATGCAACACCTGTTCCACCTGTAAATCCTGTAACTTGGCCACTAGTATCTCTTTGAACATTACCTAGTCCACCTAGATCTGCAATACCTTGTGCAGCTTGTTGTTGGAATGCTGATTGACCTGCAACTTGTGGAGTTAGTTTACTGACATCGATTGGAGTTCCTAGTTGCCCGATACCATATTTAAGAATATTTTGACCGTAAGGTTGTAACATACCCGAAGGTAGTAAACCTGCATCACTGTATTGATTAGTTGCCATTATGCTGTCATCCTTTTAGCTGTTGGTTGTGCTTCTAATGTTTTCATAGTGTTATACATCTTTTGTGCACCTTTGTTAATACTTCCTCCGCCTGCAGCTCTTACTGCATCGGCTGTAAATACAAATTCGTTTTTAGAAAGTCTTGCTGGTACATCATCTTTTTTTTCATACTCTCCAATGGGTACAAACCCCCCATTAAATCTATAATCTTTTTCTCTTCCACCAAGATCCATGACGCCTCCTGCTGCTCTCTTGACTCTGCCACCTTTTTTAAGACTTGCAATGCCTCCTTTAGCGTATCGTGTGTCTGTAAACATATCAGATGCAAACTCTATTAACATTTCTCTAATACGTTCATCATCATAATCTGAAGCGTCTAATTCAGGAAATTCCATAGCGTTTAAATTTCCTACTAATTCTATTCTACTCATTTTGCTTACATCCATTAATGGATCTCCAGCTGAATAAGCCATCTTCATAGGTTCTTTTGTTTCTGATACAGCTTCTTCAATACTTACAGTGCCGTCCATTACAGGACCTTCACCAAATCTATAACCAGGTCGACCACCATTTCTTAAACCAGCAATACCACCTTTCTGCATTTCAGATGCAAGATAAGATTCCATATACATATTATACTCATCTTTTTCCATCTCACCTGTTTCACGCATTTCTTTTATTAGACTAAGAATCATTTTATCTTTAGATGCTTCGTCCATTTTTTCTTCCATGCCTTCCATACCATCACTAATAAGTGCATTAAGTATAGATCTATTTTTAGATTCTCCTGGTTCTGCTATAGCTCTAAAGGGCTCTTTAAATGCGTTATTTGTTTCTATAACAGTTGTTCTCTCGTTAAGATCCCCTTGATCAGTTTCACCTAATTGTCTCTTATAATTATTGTTTCTTATTTTGTCTATAATTTGCATAACACCATTTTTACCACTACCTTCATTGTAGCCCATTCTCTTTACAACACCTGGTGCTTTTTTTCTAAGTGCTGCTATACCTGCGTTAGGTGCACCACCATTTTTTAAACCTATAATACCACCATTAGCTACTGCTTGGAAAGATGTTATATCTGCTTTAGATGTAGGAACCCCTGTAACTTCCATGGGTGTAAGATTTATATCAACAGCAGTTTGAGCTTCTTGACCAGCAGATTCTTTTTCAAGCATGTAGTCTCTGTATGCTTGTTCGTCTAATTCGTTTCTACGTTTTTGATCTTTGTAATCTAGATAAGCCTTACCTGCTGAGCCACCTAAATCTATAAGACCTTTATACTCATCATAATAATCTTTTGCTTTTTTAACGTAGTCCCATACTGATGCCATAAATTAAATTCCTTTGGAAGTATTATATATTAAAATAGCAGGGATTTCACCTGAAAGTATTGTTTTACTAAGTTTTTTGTTCATAGTCAATCTAGAATATGTTAGCGCCAGCGCCTAAATTAATCTCCTCTACGGTCACTTTTACATCTCTTTTTATATGTTCTGCTTTAGTATCTGTACCTGCATTTTGTACATCAGATAGTGCTTCTGCGTCTGACATATACTCTTGACCGGTTACAGTATTTGTTAGGGTTACTTCACACTTAGGAGTGATTACAGGTATTCTTTCACCGTTAATTATTTCATATCTTATACTTGCTTCTGTTTCTATAAATGACATTATCTGTCCTCCCTGTTGATTTCTAATATTGAAGATACAACTAACAATCTATTTGCATCTGCAGCGGTTACTTGTAATACTTCATTTTCTTCCATAATTAAAGGTTCGGTTAAAAACTGTAATGTTTCACTAGCAGTAAGAGTTTTTGTTTTAAATAAAGTAAATTTATCAGCTGATGCAGGATCTCCATTAAATAAGTCTACTGTTAAAGTACTGCCACTACCGCTATCATCACAAACTAATAATGATTTTACAATAGCTCTAGAGTTTGATGGTACAGTATATAAAGTTGTAACTGTAGCAGTTGTTAAATCTAGTTTTGCGTTTTTATATATATTTGCCATTTTATCCTAATCCAAACCAAGTGTATCTCTCTGCATCTTCTTTTAACTGAGTTAAAAACGTAGAGTTTAATTGTTCTACAATAGAGTTAAAACTTCGGTTAATTTGTCTTTGATTATCTTCACTGTATTCTTTTCTAGGTTCGGGTAATCTTACTACAATCCTTGTCATTATCTTCTTCCATCCGCTTTAACATCAGCTCTAAAAGTTCCAAATCTCCAACTTTCTCCAACGTTGTTGTTTTCTATTTTAATACTAGCGTATCTTCCTCTGGCCCTAGTACTGACAAAAGTAGTTGTTTCTGTAATTACAAAAGGACTTAAAGTTGTCCCAACTGCAGTTGTTTGAGGATAGTCTGATACTAACACAGTTACGTCTACTTCGCTAGATAAAGATTTAAAATCAGGTAAAAATCTACCCATGGCTAACATAAATTCTCCACTACCCTCTTGAGTATTCAATGCAAAATCATATGATTGTAAAAAAGAAGTTAGAACAGTTGTACTACCATCTGGGTTAACTTGATCAGTCCCTGTCTCATGTTCAAAATAAACAGTTTGTCCTAACCCATCATTTCCTATAACCACAGGAAAAGTTCCTGTTTCAGTGTTATTAAAAGCGGTTGCATAAGGTTTTGGATAAATTAATGAATCTAGCCAAGTCGTTCTAATTGAATTAGGATTAGTAGAGGTATACCAATTTCCCATAGGGATATCTTTACCTTCACCATAGTTGTGAACTACATATCTATCATTAAATTCAGAGTTTGAAGTAGGATAATACCAAACTACTTCTGTGTATAAATTGTTTATTCCCGCATACACTTGTTGTCCTTTAGTGGTATCAAAGTCATCATATACATAATCTTCTACACTACAAGCTAATGAGTTTACCGTACCATCAAATGCAAAAAACCCATTGCTTCCCATCCAATAAGCAACTCCATCAATTTCAACAGCTGCATTCTTACCAATCAATCCGCAGTTTGTCCCAACTTGTTCGAAGCCAAATGTAAAAGGAGCTCCAACAAATTTCATTGTGTAAAGTGCATTATCAGTCCAAACTAAAATGTTTTCTTTTGCAACAATACTTCCTACAATTTTAGTTCCATCTTGAAGTCTTTGAGAACCTGCTGTATTAGTCGCTTGAATCGTGTAGCTGTCAATTGCTTCTTGATCTGAAAATCTTATAAACATATTATCTTGAGTTGTTGGGTCTCCGATAACGTTTTCTGTTCCAAAATGAATTAAGTGTCGTGTTGTAGGTGAGATTAAAGTAAGCCTTGAAGCAGTTGGGTTGTTCGCTGTTGAAAACCCAGAAGTACCTGTAGATGCTCGTGTTGTTAATCTTGCTGCAATACCTGAATCCCAAGTAAATGTTTTGCTATTTGCAATCGTTGCAACTAAGACTTCACCAAAATTACTTAAAGACCAGAGTCCAGGCTCTAGTGTAACATCAGATGCAGACACTGCTTCACCCCAAGCAACACCACCCCATGATCCAACACCCCAACCATAACCATATGTTTGTGCAGCGGGACCAACTTGTTCATAAGGTATAACACTTATACTTCCACCGGTTGCAACAGTTCCAGTTGCGTCAGTTGTTTGTGTAATTGTAAATACCGTAGTACTTGTAATAGAAGTTACTTGAAATAATTTGTCGTCAAAATCTGCAGTAACAT